TCTCCATTCCTGTACAGGAGTCTTACTGGTGCCGCTAGGAACGCGGTCCCTGTTGACTCGTCAATAACCGGCTGCCCTACCGTCTCCCAGTCCCAGGTGTCCGGTAGTGCTGCCTTGATCCCTTGAACGATTGTGTAAAGCTCGTCTACCCCATCGCGCGGAGTAGAAGCGCTAACTACCGCGATTGCATGATAGCGCTCTAGTCCCTTGCAATAGGTGTCCTGCTCGATCCAGGGCTCAGCCGGTCGGATGACGATAGCGGGCGGAACTATCTGCGGAGCAGGGCCGGGATAGATCGAAACACCGTCTGAGAGGGCACCAGAAGCCTCTAGAGCGCTTGCAAGGTCTTCAGAGGGGATAGACACCCTAAGAGACTCCGAATCGCTGCCTAGAGCCAGTGAGCATCCTCAAGTAAGTAGGGTGCTGCGCGGCCACTCGCATACCACCTAGATCGAAGACAGCTGCCACTCCATACGGAGCATCCGGTGCCTTGACTGCCATTACCGCGAGGATCAGGGCAGCCTGCGAAAGCGAGTTATTAGGGATGATGGACTCATAGGAGCCTGAGTCCTCAGAATCAAAGGTACCGGTAGCGTCAAAGAGGTCCGTACCGGAATCGAGACTAACCTCGATATCCTCGTATCCGATATCGGTTGCTACCTGCTCGATAGCTGCAGCCGTGGCAGCGGCGATCATCTCGTCTCTCTCTGTCGTGGTGACTCCGAGAGATGACTTGACCGCCGCTACCGTGGGCCACTCTGCCATCAGATCGTGTAGCTAGTCCACGCCGCCGGATACAGAGGCGCATACCAGATCATCCCTGCGAGGCCGATATCTCGACCGAACTTGCTAGGAACGTCCGCCTCAAGGGTGTAGGTCCCATCCTCAGCCCATGCGAACGCTCGCGACGGTCCGACCAGAATGTCGATTGCCTCGTCATCCAGGGCAGGAGTCCAGACCGGGAGCAGATTGAATCCGCCCGGTAGAGACTTGCCATCCCCATTCAGGCCGCTGATGGAGAAGATTCCCGGGTAGAGCGGGGTCCCTCCACCGCCCGCGGGAGAGACTGCATCCCCAAAGGCTGCAATAGCAGACGTACTGAGGAAGATACGATCCGGTGCCATGGTGCGATTCGTGGCAGTAGCGGCATTAGTGAATGCCTCTCCGAACGTCGGTGCCTCGATATCGAGTGCTCCACCTTCGACAACCGCTGCCTCTGCAAGCAGAGCGTCAATGGCCTTATCCTCAGTGTCAGTGGCGTATGCCTCGCCCAGAAGGTCGAGCCACAGCTGCCGGAACTCAGGAGACGAGCGCTTGAGCAGCTGCATCGAGATATCAGCCGCACCGCCAACCGTGAGCATCGGAAAGTCAACCGTATCGATGATCGTGGCACGGCTCGCAAGCTCTGCCTTTTCAGACTCCTGAGTGTCAACGAGCGGTCCCTGGACCAATCGCGGAAGCAGGAGACGAGTACCGGCTGAGGGTGTCGTAAGGCGGCGAGTGTTATTCAGGAACGGACGACCGGTATCAATCCGCCCGAGCATCTCATTGACAATGGCATCAGGAACGACTCCCTCATTGCCAGTCGTCACAACGTCTGCAAGCTCCCGAATCTGAAGCTTCACCTGCCGCTTCAGTTCAGCCTTGCCTGCATCTTCGCCAAGGTGCGCGCCGAGCATGACTGCAGTTTGCTTCTCTTCAACGGTGTCAAGGCGCTTCATAACGCGCGCCTCAAACTCCTGAAGAGAGTCAGGGGTAATCCCCTGAAAAGCGGTAGTAACGGGAGAGGGAGCAGCAGTGACCTCTGCAGCTGCCTCAGGGGTCTCTGCCATTTCAGTCTCCTGTGAGAATGCTTGTAGAACTTTTGACTCCTGCCCGAATGCAGGAATGTACGTGGTACTGACCTCCAACATCTTGTCGGGGTCGATCTTCTGATGAAGCAGTTGCATTACCCCATCATTCATCCGTGTCCGCTTCACTTGCCCATCTTCGAAGCCTACCGATGCACCGGTCTCGATTCCGTCTTTATAGAGCGTTAGCTGCTCATCACCTGCCGCGGTCTTTGCAACCCTAAACCGCATCATCAGGTGGCTATCGGTCTCCTCTAGAGCTACACCGCGGCCTGTAGGCGGGTCCTGATGCCTCTGACGGAGTACAAATCGCCCCGGGTCGATACCCTCAAAGGCTCCCTTCTGAAAGCCCTCCCATCCTCGCGCGGTCCGGGCGAACATGTTCCACGGGAGCACCTGAATCAGAAGCTCACGCTTCTCTTCGTCAAACCCCTGAACCTGTCCGTTCAGAATCATCTGAGTCACTTCAGCTGCTCCCTCAGTGCTTCGGTTGACTGACGAGCGTTGATACCGCGCTCAGTGGCGAGTGCCTGAAGCTCCCGATAGCTCAGCTTCTCGACCGTCTTTGAAGACTTACGCTCTGCAGCTACCTGCTTCTGAGTGCGACGAATCGCGTACTTCATGCAGGAACCTCGATTCTGAATCGTTCTGGAGCAGGAACGGGCTGAGTATCGACAAGCGAGCCAATACCGGCAATCTCAGCTGCCTTTGTATCCTCCACTCCAGCTGCTACCAGAGTGCTGTATACGTCCGCCTGTGTTTTCACGTCTGCTCGCAAAAGCCCCTGAAGATTGAATCTAGCAACAGTAGTCCGTGGCAATAGCTCACTTATACCATGTTCGATAGGCTCCAGATAGTTAGGTCCGAGCGTAGAGCGGACGAAGTTATCGAACCTCTGACCTACGTTCCCGTAGGTAATGCTCGTGCCACTCTGAGCGGCATTCAGCATATCGGCATCCATTCCGAACGCGGTAGCAATCGAGCTAGCAGAGTATCGACGACTCTCTAGCAACTGAGCGGCCTCAGGATTGACTTGAAAAGCGACAGCTTTAGTACCACCTGAGGCAACCTTTACCTCATTGCCCTCAGTCTCTAGCCATTGATTCTTCAGGTCCCGCGCCTCTGCTCCGGTCATGTTCGTCGGATGCTCCAGGACCGTGGCGGGCGCACCGCCTCTCTTGAAGAATCTCGCTGCCCATTCGTCCGCCTCTACCGCTGCAGAGAGGGCTGCTCCGCATAGCTGCAGCGGTCCATGCCCGCGAAGGGCACCCGGCTCCCTGGAGAATGTCCGGTGCGTTACATCATCGGCGTCTAGCTTCTTACCGCGCCATTCGTAGGTACGGAGGATGGGAATGCTCTGGTCCCAGTCGACCGTAACCTCCCCGGGCGGTAGCAATAGGACCTTCCTAGCCATCCGATCATCGTCACGGTCGACAGTCCACCAGATGTACTCGCCTCTCGTCGCGAGGGAATAGGCGGTATCCCGATAGAAGTCGTAGGGATCGGTGAAGACTCCAGGACGAGACACGAGCGTCGGAGGAGTCTGCATCCTCTGACCGTTACGCCATGCCTCCATCGTGAGCGATCCCACGAGGTTACTGATGAGGGTTACTGCTCTGAAGACCGCAGGAACGCCCATCGCCTCAGTGATCGTAGGCGGATACCAGTTACTGAGGGAGAGTCCCTGAACCCTAAGCAGCTGCTCTGTAAGTCCAGGGTGCTCAGTAAACGAGTCTAAAGCCCGCTTTTGCAGTCGCGTAGAGCGGAGCATACGAGCAAAGGGATTCATCTGAGGCGGAGCATATCACCTTGCCACCCTAATGCAAGGGACTCCCCGGCAGGAGCGAGTGACATAGGAGAAGCGCGGTCTCCGGTGCTTCAGAGGACCGCGCTTCTACCGTCAAAGGGCTAGAGAATCTTACTCCTGCTCGTCAAGCGTGCCAATCCATGCACGATCACTTGTGCCACCAAGCGTCAACCTCAGACTATCGCGGCGATACCTATCAACCTCTCGCTCTGAGACGGTCCATATAGGACCGACCTTCCGAGCTTTGAGCCTACCGTTATGGACCTGGACGCGGAGGGTGCCAGGGTCGATCCCTAGCACTCTAGCTGCTTCTGAGAGAGTGAGCATCTTACAGAACGTCGGTGTATACGCGACCGGTAGTCATCGCCGTACGAGCATGAATCCCGCAAGCGGGAAGTTCTACGTCCCGCGCACCGAATCGTCGCATCGGAACAAACATCTTGGCGGGTCGGTCGCACAGGTGAGGAAGGTGGGACATAAGCCCGTACTCAGTTCCAGAAACGGTAGCCTTGCAGCGGAGTCCGGTGATGGCGGTTGTTGTGTTCATGAGTGAGACTCTATACGATAGCGTATAGGCTGTCAACGTACTATTTACGTACAATTTTCTCAGTAGATTCTCGGGACGAGTACCTGAGGGTTGCTCGCCATCCATACCGCTCTGATGGCTGCCAGGACCGCAGTGACCGGCCTGTGAGGATCGGTAGCCTCTGCCATCCACGCGGTACCGGTCGTCTGCTTCCGAGAGACGTAGGGCAGCTGCTCGCTGATCGCGTCTGCATGCTGCCAGTGCAGTCCGCCCGTTTCGATAGCGCGGACGAATCGCTCTGAGGCATTGGCGAAGGTGCTGCCGATGATCGCCTCAGTATTCTCAAAGTGGCGGGCCAGGTGCTGATCGGTCCAGCTATCGAAAGCGACCACCTGCACTCCTGCTTCTCTCGCCCGCGGGATCAGGTCCGCTGCGAGCTTCTGAAGGTCGATAGGATCGCCTATCACGTCAGCCTCTACTCGGACCGCTACGGAACCATCGCTCTGAAGCCATGAGAGGGCCGCAGAAGCCCTTCTACCGTTCGGATGGACACTAACCCCCATTACGGGTCTAGAGGGCGCTTCTAGAGGCTTACGTGCGCTTTGCCACGCAACGTCGGTCACTAACCGCGGATGCATGGAGACTACCCACCTGCACAAGTGCTCTGTCTCAAACACCGATAGCTCGCCAGCATTCAGGTAGCGCTCATAGAGAGCTTGCATCTTCTCCAGCGAGTTATTGCCATGGCCGATGGAGGGGTTCGCCTCTAGCCATCCCTCTCTGTCGTCTACCGCTCGCGAAGGGTCCGCACTCCACTCCATGTAGGCGAGTCCTGGCGAGTCTTTGCCGCTGCCTCTGGTCCTGAGGTCATTCAGCACAAGGCTCTTATCGGTACCGGCATTCGATAGGTAGATCACCTGAGGATTCTCAGACTCAGTAAGAGTGGGCTCAGCTGCAGCAATGAAGTCAAAATCTTCCATCTCGCGTAGCTCGTCAATGATCAAGTCGTCGGCACTCTCGCCTCTCGCTGCTCGCTTAGGGGCCACGATGATGTACGAGCCACCATTAGGCGTCGTCACCTGCTCCTGCCCATTGCCATAGCGAACCTGAGCGTTAGGGAACCTCTGAGCTACGTCAAAGAAGACTCGCCGCGGTAGCTTCGCATTCTGAGCGGTATGGATCACACTCCGCCCCTGCTCCAGAGCCCACAGGATGCGAGGAATGAGAATCTTGCTCTTACCGTTCTGACGAGCAGCGATTA